GTCGGTGTAGGGCCGGGTGGTGTCCGGGTCGGTGCGGTAGTCGGTGTAGGTGCGGGTGGCGTCGTCCCACCGCTCGGTGAGCACGCCGTCGAAGTACGTCTCCCCACTCATGCGAACCTCACTCCGATCACTGGTGCCCTGTTGGCCGTCGGCGTCATGACGGGTGCGACCGCAGGCATTCCCGTCTGCCCCGGCTGATAGAGGCCCTTCAACCGCATGTCCGCCACCCTGACCGCGTACTCAAGGGTGTCGGAGTCATACCAAACGGGTGAGTCGGCGGTGCAGAACACGTCCATGCCTGCCGAGCCCTCCACCGTGAAGGCGTGCCAGTACCATCCAGCGGGCAGCCCGGTCACGGCGGTGATGTCCGCCGCCTTCCAGCCCAACGTCGCGCCGGGGATCGTCGTGGAAGCCACGAGCGCCCCGGGTCGCCAGACCTCCGCCGCCGTGTTGTAGAGCCCCATCGTGATCGTGCTGTCTGCCCCACCCGCTCCTCGCAGTTCGCAGCCGAATGCGTTGATGCCAAACGGTTCCCCATACCAAACGGGGTAGACAAACATGGTCCCGGGTTCAACGAACACCCAATGCTGAGCGTTCGCCCAAACGGAGCCGATGCGCGCCCTCCCACTGACGGCGGGGTCATGCGGCCATGCTCCTGTGCCCGCTCCGACGTGATCGACCTCGGCCCCACCACCGCCGCCGCCGTCCGCGCCGGGTTCGCCCTGTGGCCCCTGTGGGCCTTCCGGGCCTGCCGGGCCTTCCGGACCCTGTGGACCGGGGACGGTCGAGTCCGCGCCTGCCGGTCCGGGGGGTCCCTGCTGACCCGTCAGGCCGGTGGCACCCGTCGGGCCGATGAGCCCACGGTCGCCCTTCTCACCCTTCTCGCCCTGTGGGCCTGCCGGGCCTTCCGGGCCCTGTGGACCGGGGACGGTCGAATCCGCGCCGTCAGCGCCTACCGGGCCTTCCGGGCCTGCCGGACCCATGGGACCCTCCGGGCCGGGAGGTCCCCCCGGGTCGCCGGGGGGACCGTCCGCACCGGGCGGACCGGGAGGCCCCACGATGATCGTCACCGGGATGAACGCCTCGGAGCCGACCACCTGACTCACGTCGAGACTCGAGCCCTCCGGCTGAGCCCCGATCGTCTGAGGCGGGCGGGTCGGGTAGCGCACCGTGTAGCCCAGCCCCTCCGCAGGGTTGAGCAGCGGCGAGGCGGCGGGGAGTTCAGCGGACCACGAGCCCGCGTCGTCCAGCACCGCGACGAGCGGCGACGACATGACGACGTGCCCCTGCGCGTCACGGATGACGGAGTTCGCGGCGATGGTGACCTGCCCGGTGCGCGGCAGCCCGTCGAGGCCGACCTCGGTCCCCGTCAGGGTGAAGGTGGGGATGGTCATGCGCCCGCTCCTGTCCACGACGTGACGAGCACGGCCCCGCCGCTCTCGTTGCTCACGGTGATCCCGGGAGCCATGGTGTGAATCCACTGGGGGAACCCCTCGACGGTGGGAGGCGGGAGGAGCCCCGGCGTCAGCGTCCCCTCACTCCACAGGTCTGTCCACACGTCCGTCCAGCCGCTCTCGACGTAGCCGAGCAGCGCCGCGTTCACCGGGGCACCGCGCACGAACTCCGGTGGCAGGTCCCCGAGGTAGGAGAATGACATCGAATTGGCGTCGGGCTGCGCGGTGGGGTTCTCCCGCCCGGTCAGCACCTCGACCGGCAGCACCACGAGCGCCGGGTTCAGGGTGCGCCCGCCGACGACGATGGTGGGTCCCTGAGCGGTCACCATGCGACGGCCCTCGTGACGACCCGGCCCTGACGCAAGTCATGACCGTCGAGAATGTCGCGGATCTGCCTGCCGACCCGCTCCGGGTCGAGCGCCCCTTGGATGGTGATGTAGACCGGCGAGCCGCCGTAGGTCCCGGCGTGCGCGGCCCGGCCCATGGCTGCGCCGGTCGGCGCGGCAGCCTCGGCCTCGCTCTTGGCGTTGCGGAGCCCCGGCAACTTGCTGATGACGTTGCCGATCGCCCCGGCCACGTCCTGAGCCAGCCCGATGATCCGGGACAGGGCGTCGATGACCGGCTGAATGGCACCGGAGATCGCGGAGAACACCCGTTGCGCCACGTCCTTCACGGCGTTGAAGGCGTTGGTCACGATGCGCCGGAAGGTCTCGGAGTGGTTCCATGCGTACTTGAGCGCCGCGACGAGCAGCATGACGGCGGTCACGACGGCCCCGATCGGGTTGGCCTTGAGGGCGGCGTTCAGGAGCCGCCACGCCGTCGTCGCCAACTTCGTGATCGTGGTCCACGTCCGCTGAGCGGCGGTCGCCAGTCGCGTTGCGATGGTGGAGAGTTTCGTCGCCAACGTGCCTCGAGTGGTGGCCCCGGTCTGGATGACGGTGGCGCTCGTGAGTCGGACGGTCGATGCCCGGTTGATCGTCTTGCCGGTGGTGTTCGTCGTCATCGCGGCGGTGTTGAGCCGGGTCGCGTTGTTGGCGATCGCCGTGGTGGCAGCCTCTTTCGTCTTGCCCGCGCTGAACAGCGACGACATGATCTGCTGAATCTTCATCGCCGCGTTGAGGAGGAGGATCGTCGTGACGAGCCCGCCGATGACGACGATGAGCACCTTCACGGTGGTCTGGTTCTTCATCATCCAGTCGACAACCTTGGTCAGGATCTCGACCAACTTGGAGAACGCGGGCATGAGCATCGTGCCGATCTGGACGGCGAGGTCGGTGTATTTGGCCCGGAGGATGTCGGTCTTGGAGGCGGTTTTCTCGGCTGCCCCGCCCACCACGTCCTGCACCTTGGCTAGGACGAGTTGCTGAGCCCCGAGGGTGTCGCCCGCCTCGACCGCCGTCTTGACGGCCTTCTTCGTCGCCTCATCGAACACGATGCCCTGCCGGGCGAGGGCAGCCATGCCCTTCACCGGGTCGGCGAGGGCCTTGGTCAGGGTGTTGCTCGCGGACTCCATCGAGCCGAACCCCTGCGCCGACATGTCGGCGGCGAGCATGGTGACCTTGCCCAGTTTCTCGGTGTCCTTGGCAAGTTCCTTGTTCGTCACCAACTTGGCCTGAGCCATACGGATCGAGTTCGCGTCGATGCCCGTCGTCTTGGACATCGTGACCGCGTAGTCGCTCGCGGCCTTCTCGCTCTCCGGGAACCCCGAGTTCGTGAGGGCAGACCTGAGCACCTTCTGGCTCTTGGCCGCTGCGCCCGCCGCTTTTCGGGACGACCCGAGTGCGGCGACGAGCGCCCCACCGACGGCGGCAGCCGGGGCACCCATCTTCTTGATCGTGTTGCCAGTCTTGCCCCACTGGCTCTCGACCTTCTTGATTGACTGGATAGCCTGCTTGGCACCCTTGTCAACGAAGGTTGCCACAAAGGGCAGGACGACGGCCATGGTTCACCCGCTCGGTTCGGCGAGGAGGTCGGTGTAGCGCTTCTCCTCAGACTTGGTGTGGCGGGCAAGCGCGGCGTTCGCCCGGCCCTTGGCCCGGTGCGCCACCGGCCACGCGAAGCGCGAGGGTCCCCCGGTCGAACGGTCGAGGGTGTCGAGCGCGGCCTCTCGAGGAGGGTTGTCGGAGTGGAAGGCGTGCGAGCCCATGTCGGCAAACACCGCGTTCAGCCCGCCGACCACGACCCGGAACAGCGGGACCTGCGCGTCGGTGTCGCCGACGGAGCCGACGGGGGTTGCGGAGTGGTCGATGCTGACCTCCGGGTTCACGTCGTAGACCCCGGGCCTCGTGCCGCCCCCGATCGCCGGAGCCGCGTAGACGATGAGGTTCGGGAAGGCGGCGCGGATCTCGGTGGCGACGCCGAGAGCGACTGCTCGAGCCGCGTCCGGCAGCCGGTCGCGCTGATCGTCGGGGACGTTGAGGAGGATCTGTCGCGCCTCGGCTGCGCCCTTGATCGGCCCGAGGGTGATCTCCTGCTCCGCCACGTCGTCACCTCCTGCTCTTGGCCTGCTCGGTCAGCACGTCGATGTAGGTCTCGAGCACCCCGTCCGGCAGACCCATCACGTCCTGCCAACTCATCCCGGTGGCGACGCTGACTTGCGTCAGCATCCTGACTAGGTAGCCGTCCCCGAAAACTCCAAAGGGAGGGGGACCTCCCCGTTGACACGGCCCCCGTCCTTCTCGGCGGCGAGCCGGGCCTCCTCGTCGGTGTCCACCACGTCGAGTTCGGCGAGCCGCCTGCTGAGCCCGGTCTCGTTGACCACCCCGTCCGGGAGCAGCCCGTCGACCCGCAACTGCTCCTGTAGCAGCCCCACCATGTCGGTGATCGAGTAGCCGTCGGCGAGGCTGCCGATCTTCTTCTTCGTCCGCAGTTCCCAGCCGACCTGCGCCTGCACCCCGACGACGGCACGCTTCGTGCCGTCCCCGAGGTCGTAGTCCAAGACGAACTTCACGGCGCGGCCACCGCAGGGGTGAACACGAGCGCCCCGCTGACGGTGAGTTCAGCCGAGCACGTCGCCGCGTCGTCAGCCGGGAACTCGGCGGACAGGGACGTGACGACGGCGTTCCCGGTCCACGTCGCCCCGGAGTCGGTGCCGCCCACGATCTCGACGGTGACCGGCTCCGCGAGGTCCAGCGCGGTCTTGAGCACGGCGTAGAAACCGCCCGCCGCCTGATCCCCGTCGTAGAGGAAGTCGGCGCTGATGGTCGACTCGATCCCCTGACTGATGGAGGCCGACCCGGCGAGGGTCTGGATGGTGTTGCTCGAGGAGGTCTCATCGACGGTGCCGGTGGTGACCTGCGCCGACCCGTCCATGTCATCGAGGGTGACGGTGAACTTCTTGCCTGTCAGGACCGTGGTTGCCATGTCCTAGGCTCCTTCATCTTGGACGTGAACGAGAACGTGCAGCGGTGCCTGATGCACCGTCAGGGTGTTGTGCGTGGAGGTGGTCGGCGAGTCCACCGAGCCCACCCGCACCCCCTTGTCGATGAGCGCTCTCGAGGCTGTCCACACGGACTCCTCGAGGGCGCTGATCGCGTCACGGGTCCGGGTCGGCCCACCGACTGCGACCGTGACGACGAGCCCGACGCGACTGGCCGCGAGCGTGACCGGACCCACCCAGTCCACGTCCGGCGTGACCCACACGGCGGGCAGGTTCGGTGAGTCCTGTGGGTAGGCGTAGGTGGTGAACCCCGCCGATCGCAGGGTCTCGACCACGAACTCCCGGGCCTCGGTCAGCGGGTTCATGCGACCACGGCCCCCCCGTAGCGCTCGCACGAGCCGAGCATCCCGCGCACCCGGGACACGAGCCCCGGCCCCCCGAGGTGGGGAGCCGGGACCGCGCCGAAGTCCGTTCCGAGCATCTGCCCGCCCGGCGCGTGCCGGGCCTGCCACAACTGCACCGCGACGGTGATCGCGGCCTCGTGGCAGTTCGCGTGAAGCATCGTGTCGGAGTGGTCCTCGTTGGTGAGCAGCGGGAGGAGGATTCGGTCGGTTGCCATGCACACCCGGTCGAGTTCCGCGTCGCTGACGACCTCCGCAGGCGTGTCGATCACGGCGCGGAGATCGTCAACGGTCACGAGTGGACCCGTGGCGGTCATGGCTTGCGTCAGCGCTTGGCCCGCGAGGAACCGGACTCACGAGCAGCGACGGGGATCTCCGCAGCGGCGGTGCAGTCGGCCAGCGCGTTCGGGTTGACGACGACCGTCTTGGCCCTCTGCTCAGCAAGGATCGTGAAAATGTTGCTGATGAAGGTCTCGGCGTGGGAGTCGGTGATGTAGAGGCTGACGGCGTTGCGGCGGAAATGCTTGACGCCCGCCTTGAAGTCGCCGACCGTCGCCGTGCCCGCAGGCTGGTCGGGGGAGGCCACCGGACGCAGACCCCAAAAACCGGCCTGCGACTGAGGCCCGCCGAGCGTCGCGCCCATGACGGACAGGTCGAGAGCGGCCCAGTCCATGGGGTTGAGGAGGACGGCGTTCGGGTCGAAGCCGTTGCCCTGCACCGTGCCGATGCCGACGCGGATCGAGGCGAGCAGATCGTCGCCCTCCACGGCGGGCAGCGCGGCGGCGAGGATCGCGGCGGCGATGGAGTCGTGGACCTTCTTGGCGACACCGTTGCGCATCTGCGTGTCCACGATCGAGCGGAGCCGGGCGGAGTCCTCGAGGGCCTGCCGGGTCTGCTGAATCCAGTGCGCCCAGTTGTCGAGGGTGGCCGCGCCGGGGGTGCCGACGAGCGTCGACTCCGGCTTGACGCCGCCCTCAGGGACGACGGCGGCGGCGTTGGGGTTGAGGGCGTACTGCACCCACTCGACGGAGCCCGTCGAGACTGGCTCCACGGTCACCACGTCGTAGAGGGGGAGGCTGACCGTCGGCTCCGCGATGGTGACCTGAGCCGGGCGGAACAGCGCCTCGAACCCCGGGGAGGTGGTCATGATCGGGGCACGGGTCTCGATCTCGACCGCGCTCGAGGTGCCGTGGAAGTGGTAGTTCCGGAACTGCTCGGAGGCCATGAACTCCTCGGCGAGCGACTGCTCCTGAGGGTCCGTCGGGCGAGCGCGGGTCTGCGTCACGGCGGCGCGAGCCTGCCGCGAGTCGATCTGGTCGGCGGCGGCGCGGGCCTCCACGAACCGGGTGTGGTCGGCGATCTGCGTGTTGAGCACGGCCAGTTCGGACTCATACTCGTTGAGGCTCTTGGTGTTGGCCTCGGTGCGCTCCTCGGAGTTCACGATCGACTCCATCGCGGCGAGGATCTCGTCGCGGCGCTTCTGCCACTTCTCAAGCATGATGCGGTCCCTTCACGGACACGGACATTGGGATATGCCGCGCCGTGGACCGCTCAGCCGGGACCGGGGTGGTTCACCCTGCCGGGTGGTTCACTCGTCCGGTCCCCGGGGTCGGGGACGCCTTGCGATCGTCACTCTACTCGTCAGCCCTTCCGGAGCGCTTCGATCTTGGCCTTCCAGTCCTGCCATACGTCAGCGGGCGGTGGCTGACTTGCGTCAGCGGCCCGGACGGCGAGCACGCGAGCGCCCGTCCCGTAAGCCCCGACCGGGACGAGAGCGAGGTGGGAGAGGTGCGCCCTGATGCGCCGGAGCAGCCTGCCGTCGGCGACGGTGCTCATCTCGGTGCCGCCCCGTCGGCCCGCCTGAAAGCCGATGGACACCTCATCGAGGTCCCCGTTCTCCATGGCGAGCCAGACCGACCGACCACGCTCCGTCTCGTGGACGAGACGCATGTTCATCTGGAAGATCCCGCCGAGCCCCGCGCTGCGCTCCTCGAGCCCGATCGCCCGACCGAGGGGGACCTGAACGTCCTCGTGCCCGAACAGCAACTTCACCCGCGCCCACGCGGAGGGGGTCGCCACCTGACGCTCGAACGCGCCCGGGGCGAACTCCTCGAAGATCCCGGGGACGAGTTCGACCCGGGAGTCGTAGGGGACGAGTTGCACGTCCACCTGTCCCTTGCGGGTGTCGATGTCCTTCACCTCGAGAGTTTCGGCGCGCAGGAGCAGCCCGTCGCCGTCAATGTTCGGGTCGATGTATGTCGGCATCACGCCACCTTCTCGGGATTGGAGTTGCGGGGCGCGTCGAGGGTGGCGACACCGCTCTTGTCGTCGGTGAACCGCGAGGCGTGGGGGAGCCCGCTCGCGTCGAGGAGAGCCGGAGGCTCCGGCTTGTTGTGTTTGTAGACATCGCCCCCGGGCACGGGTTCCATGCCCTCGAGCGTGCGGACCTCGTTGACGCTCATCCAGCCGTCGCGGAGGGCCTGCGCGTAGCCGTCGATCCGGGTCTGGCTGTCGGCCCGCATGAGCGCCCGCATGATGATGTCGGCGCGGACGCCCTGAGGGAGCAGCGACGACCAAGTGTCCTCGAGCCTGCTGACGTAAGGCAGGAGGGTGAAGGTCTGGAACTGGATCTGCCGGGACTCGACGTTGGCGTAGGTGTTGGAGTCGGCAGACACTCCGAGCATCGACGGTTCGACCCCGCAGGCCAGCGCCACGTCGAGGAGGGACATCTTCATCATGTCGATCATCTGCGCGTCGACCGGGGTGAGGTTGACGGGCGTGAAGTCGGTGGTCGCGTTGAGCACCGCGATGGACCGGGCGGTCCCGCCGTTGGCCTCCATCCACTTCGTCTTGAGGGCGGCAGCCTGTATGTCGGTGAGGTTCGGGTTGCTCACCTTGAGGTAGCCCGGGGGGACGCCGTTGGTCATCTGGCTGCCCGCGTAGTCGCGGACCTGCTGAGCGAGGCCGAGCGCCCGGGCGTGCCGGTCGAGCACGCCGTACCCCATGCCCAACTCGTCGTAGGGCGGCTGCCCCCGGTAGTGGATGAGTTCCCAGTCGAGCCCGCCGATGCGGAGGATGCCGCCCTCGGTGAACTCCCCGTTGACGCAGTATTCGATCCGCCCGTTGTGCTCCTCGGCGGTGACGTAGGTCGGGTTGACCGCACGGATGGACCCCGCGAGCGGCTGCCCGTCATAGCCCCGCGTGAACAGCCAGTAGGCGTTTCCCCGCAGGAGCGTCGTCGCCACGGTGGATGCCACGAGTTCGGTCCGTGTCAGGTCGGTGACGTGGCGGACCGCCAAGGGGTCCACGCGCCGGTCTGGCCGGGCGAGCATGGGGTCCTCGAGCCACCGGGGGAGGTCGTGGGTGGTCGCCTCCTTGATGTCCACGACCCGGATCGGCATGGCACCGATCGGCTCGCTGACGAGCGACACCGCTCGACTGAGCGCGGGGAGGATCGTCGTGGAGTTGCCCATCATGGGCTGCCCCCACTGGTCCGACCCAATCCACCACACCGGGTTGCGCCCCTGTTCGACCACCCACCCGTCGGGTTGGTTCAGGAGCAGCCCCCCGTCCATGTTGGGCGTCGTCCGCACCCACTGTCCTCTGTTGTGCCCGGCAATCTTCACGTCGGCCCTCGTGTCGTAAGTCAGTAGATAGCGGGAGCGACACCCACGCTACGGTGCGCTGTCATGACGGCACGGGCGAACGCTCGCACCCCGTCCGTGCGCCGTTGGTCGATCCCGACGATGCCGAGCCCGCCGTTCACGCTCGCCCGGACCTGTAGACCGAGGACTTGCCGGGTGAGCGCCGTAGACCCATCGTGGACCAAACGGTGCTGAGCGGCTAGTTCCCTGAGCAGCGGAAGCGCCTGCCGGGTCTCCGTCGCGCCCGTCCGGGTGACCCCCATGTAGCCCACCACGTCGATGAGCAGCGGATCGTCGCCGAGCGTCGCCCCAACCTCGACCTTGCAGTTCGGCCACCGCTCCCGGTACTCCGCCACCGCGAGCCACGCCTCCGGCAGCCGCTCGAACTCGCGCACGATCCCGGCCACCTTGGTCGAGTCCGGGTCGAGCCACGCGAGCGCCACCGACGCGCCCTGCCCGAAGTTGTCCTCGACCCCGACGACGATGGTGTCCTCCTCGCCGAACGTGGGGAGCGGCCCCGCGCACGACGCCCACAGGGCACCCGGCATGAGCGACTGGCTGTCGTCCACGGAGGGCTGCCACTGGTTGAGCCACTGGCTCCGGAACTCGGAGTCTGTCGACCGCTCCCGGGCGGCGGCGACGACCTTGCGCCGCCTCGCGTTCCAGTACGGGGACGCGGCCCGCCACGCCGCCTCGTCGGAGGCGTCCGCCTCAGGGGTCGCCGACCACTCGAGGAGGAGGAGGTCGGTCGGGGTGTTCGCGCCCTCGATGCCCTGCTCGCGGTAGGAGATCATGAGATCGCTCGAGGAGTCGCCCGCCGTTGACACTAGGAACAGTTGGGGGGACTCGGACTCGGCCATGGTCGGGGTGATCGCGCCGTCCACGACCTCACGCTTCACCCGCCACGCCTCGTCCACGAGCGCCATGCCGAGCGACATCGAGACACCGGCCCCATCGTTCGCCGCTTGGATGAGCCACCGCCCGCCGTCCGGCGTGGTGATCCCCTGCTCGCCGTTGGCGAACCGCACCGCGCCCTGACCGTAGTTGTGGATCGCCCAGCGGGTCGCCGGTCGCCACACCTCCTGAGCGGCCACGATCTTGTGCGCGATGTGCAGGCAGGTCTGCGTCTCGCCGAACAGCCCCTCGCCGTGGATCGTGCGCCACATGAGGAGGCAGCGCATGAGCCAACTCTTGCCCGACTGTCGGGCCACGGTGACGATGACCTTCTCCCACACGAGCACGCCGTCCTTGTCGTGCTCGAGCACCCGGAGCGCCACGACCTTCTGCCACCACCGGAGGCCCGCCGACTTTTTCGGGTTCAGGATCGACTGGCTCCGGCCCTCGGCCCACTTGATGAACTCGTGCCCGTAGGTCCCGGTGGCTCGAGGGTGAGGCTTCGTCATGAAGCGCGGCCACACGCCCTCGGTGCTGTCGTAAGCCAGACCCCACACGTCCCCCTGCTCGGTCCAGCCCGAAGTTTCTGGCTCTCGAGCGAATCCCGTTGCCAGATAAGGCGATTCGCCGGCGACATCGCCCGGAGAGGTGTCTACCCGGGGAGAGGTATGGCGGC